TTAATCCTGCTAATGAAAAATCAATAAAATTAGTAACTGAAGATGATAGAGGGAATAGAACTTTATGTGATGGAACTGTGCCATATTTTTTCCCTATGGATTATGTTCCTGAAGATTTAGTTTTCGTAGAAGATGTAGCTGCACCTACAGTAACTACTGCTCCAGAATTAGAAACTCCTCAACCTAATTTAGATAATATTCCCCCACCACAAAAAGAAGTTGAATGTCCTGCCCCAAATCAACCAAGAGTTGGAGATCTAACACGTAATGGGGAAGAGATAGTCGTAGGTCATGAATTACAAGGAACTATTTGTGTTGTATTGTATGAACCAAGTTCTGCAGTAGAAAAACTACTTCCTAATACGAGTCAAATTAGCACTACAGCAGCAATCGCAGTAGTAGCAACGGCCTCAGCAGCAGCAACACCCTTGTTATTAAGGTTAATAAAACCATTAATAAAGCAATTATCTAAGAAAATTAA